TGAATCGTACTCGGGAAGAAATTGCCAAGGAGTACGTCACCAAAAGCGAGGTCCACACGGACATCAATCGCGTTTTGGATCGGCTGGACAGGCTTGAGAAGAAGATAGACGACTTCATGAAGGAGCATCGAAGTGCCCTCGGTTAGCCAGAAACAACACAACTTGATGGCGATGGTTGCAAACAACCCCGCCAAGTCAAAACAGCTTGGTATCCCACAGTCTGTTGGCAAGGATTTCCTGGCCGCAGACAAGGGGAAGAAGTTTGGAGGAGGGTCTCGCGCAGACTCTCAGGTCGTTAACCGCCCGAAGACCAACCAAGGCAAGGGCGAACTCTTTTCAAAAGGTGGTCAAATGAAAGAAACCAAAGCTATGGCGAAAAAAGAGATCGCCTTCATGGAAAAGAAGGGTGCTCCCAAGTCCATGATCAAGCACGAGAAGGCCGAGTACGGCATGAAGGCTGGTGGCCGCATCCCCTCCAAGGGTGAGCACGCCGTCCAGAAGCAATCCAAGCGCGGCGCTGAGATGGTCAAGATGGCTAAGGGCGGTCTGGCCGGTGGTCATAAGGCCGCTGACGGTATCGCCCAGCGCGGCAAGACCAAGGGCGCACAGCCTGCCATGTCCAAGAGCAAGCCTCTGGGCATGAAAAAAGGCGGCTACTGCTGAGGAGTGAAACATGGCTCGACGTAACGCAAATTTAGCTGGCCTCGCCGCATTGGGCGCGTTGGGCTATCAGTTGTACAACCAAAGCAAGGGAAAAAAGGGCGGCGCTCCGGTAGAGGATCGCGTGTTTGAAGATTTGTCGGATCGTGATGGCGGTGGTATTACCGCTATTCGTGAAAGTTTGGAAGACACCTCCGACCAAGATGGCGGCGGTATTACCGCAATTCGCCCTTCATCCAAAAAGACTGTAAGCGCACCCCCCTCTCCCGCGATGATGTCGAGGGAGGAAGAGGCTTTGATTCGCGCCAAAGGCGGTCCCCGGGGAACTCGTTACTTGCCCAAAAACGAGCCGGATATGAGCGCCTACAAACCACGCCGTAGTGCAGACCAGATCGGCGCTCCTCGGCAAGTTAGTGGACGTCGCCCCACGACCCGGGAAGAGCGTATAGCCTCCATCCCCACGGATGAGGGTAAATATGCTCCTGTCAGCGGTTCCAAAATTGACAGCACTGAGGCTGGCCGAAATGCCTCCAACATCATGAGTGCTTTGACTCCACTCGGCGGTGGAGTTGGCAAGATTGGTGCTGAACTTGCAACATCTGGTCGCGCCCAGCGTGCTTATAACGCCGCTCAGGCTGAACGCCGTGCCGCAGAAGGGTATTCTCCAGTGGAAGCCATTCGCCGTCAGCAATTGATTGACGAAGCAGCGCTGGCTGGAGGGATGAAGAAAGGTGGCAAGGTCAAAAAGATGGCTTCTGGCGGAATGACGAAGGCTGAGAAGCCTTCCGCCAAAGGCTGGGGCAAGGCTCGCGGCGTCCGTGCAGCAAAATACTATTGAGGTGCAATCATGATGGATGAAGAACTGGAAAAGAAAAAAACCAAGGGTGACTCCGTCTGGACTGAAGAGTCCGGCATTCCTGTTCCTCAAGAGCCTGATGGCGGCATCCTGAAGCCCAAAAAGCCTGTCAAGAAGGCCGCTGGCGGGTATGTCAAGGCCGCAGATGGCTGTGCCCAGCGCGGTAAAACTCGTGGAAAGATGGTGTAAACATGAGTGTATTAAAAGACATTGCTGGTTCATTGGGTGTACTGCCGCTACTTGCCGCTAAGGGCGGCAAGAACGCTGGCTTTGCACTTGGCATTCTTCCCGGCATGATTTACCGGGATCAGTACGAGGACGATAAAAAGCCTGCCGCAGAAGAAGCAAAAATGATTGGCAAGAAAAAAGGCGGCAAGGTCTCTTCAGCTTCTGCTCGTGGTGATGGTTGCTGCGAGCGAGGCAAGACTAAAGGTCGGATGGTTTAAACATGATGTCCAGCCGTGGCATGGGGACCATAAACCCCAACAAAATGCCCGGGCCGAAGCGTAAGGCTCGGCGAGATGACACTGACTTTGATGAGTACGCAAAGGGCGGAAAAACAAAGTCCAAGGTGAATCAGGCTGGCGTCTATACCAAGCCCGGTATGAGAAAATCTTTGTTTGAGTCGATCAAGTCCCGTGCGGTTCAAGGAACCGGTGCGGGTCAGTGGTCAGCCCGCAAGGCTCAACTGTTGGCAAAACAATACAAAGCAAAGGGTGGGGGCTACAAGTGAAAGACCCTCAGCAATCGCTCAAGGATTGGGGTGCCCAGAAGTGGCGCACCAAGTCAGGAAAGCCGTCCTCCAAGACGGGTGAGCGATATTTGCCTGAAGCGGCCATCAAGGCCCTCTCGCCCGCTGAGTATGCAGCCACAACCAAAGCCAAGCGTGCTGGAAAGAAGGCCGGGAAACAGTTTGTTGCCCAGCCCAAGAAAATCGCACAGAAGACATCGAGGTATAGGTAATGGCAAACACTTCCGGCACATCAACATTTAATCTTGATCTCACCGATCTGGTTGAGGAAGCGTTTGAGCGTGCCGGTTCAGAACTACGCACCGGATACGATTTACGTACCGCCCGCCGCAGTTTAAACATCATGTTTGCCGAGTGGGCTAACCGTGGCATCAACATGTGGACGATTGAGCAGGGAACCATTGATCTGGTTCAAGGCCAAAGCACCTACGCCCTGCCCAATGACACGGTTGACTTGCTTGAGCACGTCATCCGTACCGGTGCAAACGTGGCGGCTACGCAAGCTGACCTGACCATCACCCGGATCAGCGTTTCTACGTACGCCACCCTGCCTAACAAGCTCCAGCAATCCAGACCCATTCAGGTCTGGATTCAGCGTTACAACGGCCAGCAAAGCCCGACCGGGCTGACCCTGGATGGCGCAATTACGTCGTCAGCTACCCAAATCACATTGGATTCTGTTGTTGGTCTTCCTGCCGCCGGGTTTGTAAAGATTGATTCCGAGATCATCAACTACGGATATATATCAGGGAATACCCTATATAACTGCTTCCGTGGTCAGGACAACACGACCGCAGCATCTCATTCCGACAACGCCACGGTGTACTGGATGCAGGTTCCAGCCATCACCGTGTGGCCTACGCCGGACAACGCACAGCAGTACCAGTTCGTGTACTGGCGTCTGCGCCGCACGCAGGATGCGGGTGGTGGTGTAAACGTGATGGACGTGCCTTTCCGCTTCGTGCCCTGCATGGCGGCTGGTTTGGCCTTCTACATTGCGGGCAAAATCCCTTCGGGGTTTGAGCGTCTACCGGTGCTGAAGGCTCAGTACGACGAGGCATGGCAATCTGCCGCCGGTGAGGACCAGGAAAAGGCTGCAATCCGCTTTGTGCCGCGCCAACAGTTCATTGGGAGCACATACTAATGGGCAACCGGTTTGCCTCGGGCAAATATGCAATCGCACAGTGTGATCGGTGCGACCAGCGATATATGCTCCGGCAACTGCGCCGTGAGGTTGTAAAGACCAAGAACTACGAGTTGCTGGTGTGTCCAGAATGCTGGGACCCGGATCAGCCTCAGTTGCAGTTGGGCATGTATCCTGTGGATGACCCGCAGGGTTTGCGCAACCCCCGCCCGGACCGCAGCTATATTCTTTCTGGAACGAGCGGTCTGCAAATCACAACTGGTACGGGGCCGAACGGGACTGGATCGGTTGAGGGTGGTAGCCGTATCTTTCAATGGGGATGGAACCCCGTGGGTGGATCGCGTGCAGATGATAATGGGCTGACACCAAATAATTTGGTGTTATTGGTGGAACTTGGTACAGTTACGATAGTGACGACATAAGGAGTCGAAAATGGATGCAAAGACCGCAGTTCGCAAGCATGAGAAAAACATGCACCCCGGCCAGAAGCCGACCAAAATGAAGGCTGGAGGCAAAACAAACGCCGACATGCTGAAGTATGGCCGCAACATGGCCAAGGTGATGAACCAGCGCAGCCCTGGCCGCAAGGGAGGCTAATATGGCAACCGTTAAGAAAACCCCGGGTAGCCCCGTCCCCGCTCGCGCCGCCCCGTCCGTGTTGAAAGAGGTTCCAAACAAAAAGCACCTAAAGGATGCGAATGTTTCTGTAGCCAATGAACACAGCAACGAATACGCAGGCGTAAAGACCAGTGGTATTAAAATCCGTGGCACCGGCTGCGCAACCAAAGGTGTGATGGCCCGAGGCCCAATGGCTTGAGGTTTGAATGAACTACGCCTCGCTGATTTCAGCCATCCAGTCGTACACGGAAAACCAGTTTCCAGCCACGTACAATGCGGATGGCTCTGTTGTGTCTTCATCGGCACAGCTAAACACGTTCATTCGTCAGGCTGAACAGCGCATCTACAACACGGTTCAGTTCCCGTCGTTGCGTAAAAACGTGACTGGAACAACCACTGCGTATAACGCAATTACTAACCCTCGGGCTATGTACTTGAACTGCCCAGGTGATTTCTTGGCGGTGTATTCATTTGCAGTGATTGACGGCGATGGCAACTACGAGTACTTGCTCAATAAAGATGTGAACTTTATTCGTCAGGCATACCCATTGCCTGCCAGCACAGGACTTCCAAAGTATTACGCGCTGTTTGGCCCTACCGTGTCAGGGGCCACCATTTCCAACGAACTGTCTTTCATCTTTGGCCCAACACCAGACAGCGGGTACACGGTTGAGTTGCATTATTACTACTATCCGGAATCAATTGTGCAAGCGCCGGTTAGTTCTTTTGGTTCGTTGTCCGGTGGCTCTGGATACATTGATGGCATTTACTACGACGTAGCGCTTACTGGCGGTGAAGGCTCTGGAGTTACAGCCAATATTACAGTTTCAGGCGGCACGGTGTCTGCCATAGAGCTTGGCACCACTGGCAGTAAATACGTTGTTGGCGACGTACTATCCGCCCCATCTTCTGTGCTTGGCCCGAGTGGTTCTGGGTTCACCATTTCTGTCTCTGATGTTGGCAACGTTTCTGGCACAACATGGCTTGGCGACAACTTTGATTCCGTGCTTTTGTACGGCTGTTTGGTTGAGGCGTATACCTTCATGAAGGGCGAGGCCGACATGGTCGCCTTGTACAGCGGAAAGTACAACGAAGCTCTTGCCATGGCCAAACGACTGGGCGACGGCATGGAACGTCAGGACGCATACCGTTCTGGTCAATACAGACAACCGGTGACCTGATATGGCATTCACAGGTAACTTCACCTGCAACGTCTTCAAAACGGGCATTCTCAATGGCTCGTTTGATTTCTCGACGGACACGTTTTATCTTGCGCTGTACACCAACAGCGCAACGCTTGACGCCACCACAACTGCGTACACCACCACGGGCGAGTCCTCTGGAGGAAACTATAGTGGGGGTGGCCTGCCTTTAACAGTTACCCAGACTCCAACGACAGGGCCGTCTGGCACAACGGCTTACATCTCTTTCGGGAATGTATCTTGGACTGGTGCAATTACCGCCCGTGGCGCTCTGATCTACAAATCAGGGGACAACGGTGCTGTGTGCGTGCTAGACTTTGGCTCGGACAAAACATCCGTAACCACTTTTACGGTGCAGTTTCCCTCTGCTACCAATTCATCAGCGATCATTCGCATTTCATAAGGAGTTCAATATGCTCACGGACGTTGCAAAATCGAACGACGTTGTTGGTAGCACGGTGGTGTCCAACGGTGGTTCACAAGATGCCATTTCTGCAAAGGGTTACTACACGGTTGTCTGTCATGACGCCGACGGTAATTTTAAATGGGAGTCCCGTTCCGACAACTTGGTTGTAAACGTCGGTCTTCAGGACATGAATGCCAAGTACTTCACGGGTAGCGCGTACACTGCTGCGTTCTACATTGGGTTGTATGGCGCTGCCGCTTCTAACACCCCTGCTGCTGGCGACACCATGTCTTCACACGCCGGATGGACGGAAGTGACGGCTTATAGCCAATCTACTCGCCCCGCCTGCTCGTTTGGCACCCCTACTACGGCCAACCCCTCTGTTGCCACTAACTCAGCTTCTGCCGCGACGTTCAGCATCAACGGCACAACGACTGTTGGTGGCGCATTCTTGACGACCAACAGCACTAAGTCTGGTACTACCGGCACGCTGTTCTCGGCTGCGGACTTCCAGTCCCCCGGTGATCGCGCAGTGGTGAACGGAGACACGTTGACTGTTACCTACACCTTCTCCTTGACCGCAACCTGATAGGACCTAATTATGGCCACCAAATTTAAAAAGGGCGAAGCCGTCAAACTTGTCGTTACTGTACCAGCAGGTGATGTGCAGGCTTTGCGCATGTTGGAGGATGGCACTGTTCAGTGTCTTATTTCTTGGACAGACGGCGAAGGTAACAATCAAGAGCGTTGGTTCAACGAAGATGATTTGATTGCGGCTTAATAGCCGAAGGGGGCTTGGCGCATGTTCGGCTTTTCGTCGTTTGCTGCGGCCCCCTTTGCTGCGACTGGAAATAATCAGTACAGCTCTTCCGTTTCCGAGACCGCTTCAGGGGTTGACACTGAAGCAGCACTTGCAAATTTTGCCTGCACGGCTTCTGAGACGGCTTCTGGCATCGATACGCCGGGGGCGCAGTTCTCTGTTCGGTCTTCTGTGTCCGAGACGGCTTCAGGACTAGATACACCTTCCTCGCTGTTTTCTGTTCAGTCTTCATTGAATGAAGCCGCTTCCGGGATAGACACCCCCAGCGCGGCTGCTGGGTTCTTATCTAATCTGGCCGATACTGCTTCTGGCATAGACACACCAACCTCCCTGGCCTCTTTTAATGCCAGCGCTAGCGATGCCGCTTCCGGTGTAGATACCCCCTCTACGGCGGCAAATTTTGCCGCTTTTATTGATGAAACTATCGGTAATGGCTGGGGAACATGGGCCTGG